AATGATTAAAGCAATCAAACAATTCTTAGAAGATAGAGATTTATTCAAACGTGCTGCAAAAGACTTGAAGAATAAAGAACTACAAGCTAAAGCAAAATACGCATACGAGCATCGTGGCGATAAGATGCTAACGATCATTGATTGTTTAGCTATTGTATGTGCAGTACTAATCTTAATCGGTATTGTGTGGTGTTGGATGTGAATTATCAACCAACGATAAAGAAACTACTTAAAGCATTACAAATGAACGGCAGGCGATATGTGGTCGATGTAAGGCAATCATGGAGCAAATATGATAAGCCTTGCAAGATATATATTGTCAGTAGGATGTACACGGAAGAGGAATATAAACTAACATTCCCTCACAAGTACAAAAAGGGTAAGACCTTTAAACAAGGACAACTCTATAAAAAAGAAAGTAAGTACAGTAGCACCAAGCAACACGAGGTGTTACTTTTTTTAGTTAAAGCATATAAAGGTGGTGATTGATATATGGCAGATGCTAACACCTTAACAAAAAAAGAACGAATATTTGCAGATGAGTATATCAAGACTACCAACGCAACACAGAGTGCTATTAAGGCTGGATATGCAGAAAATAGTGCAAGTGTAACAGGAAGTAAGATGCTAAGAAAACCTAAGGTGCGCCAATATATAGATGCAGTTATGAATGAGCGCAGTAAAAACACAATCGCAACGGCTGATGAAGTGTTGGAATATCTAACTAGGGTTATGTGTGGCGAAGAAAAAGATGCATTTGGTTTAGATGTGTCAGTAGCTGATAGAACTAAGGCAGCGGAACTCTTAGGTAAACGGCATATGTTATTTACCGATAAGGTGAAACTAGATGCAGAAATAGAGATTGATATATCCGATAGGATGAAACAAGCAAGGGTGAAATCAGATGAAGTACAACAGAGTGCAACTGATTGATGCGTTGGGTTCGTTCACTCATGATCCATTAGGCTTTGTTTATTTCGCTTTTCCTTGGGGTGAAAAAGGTACACCTTTAGAAAACTTTGATGGTCCTGACGAATGGCAAGTGAAGACTTTCAAGAAAATAGGCGAAGAACTACGTAAAGGAAAGTCATTAGCTAAGGCAATACAAATTGCAGTTGCATCAGGTCATGGTATTGGAAAGTCCGCCTTTTCTTCATTGTTAATTCTGTTTGCTATTGCTACACATGAGAATACAAGGGGAGTTGTAACTGCTAATACTGATACACAGTTAAAGTCTAAGACTTGGGCGGAACTCAATAAGTGGTACAACCTATTCATCGGTAAAGAGTTATTCACCTATACCGCTACGGCTTTATTTAGTGCTGAGAAACAGTATGAAAAGACATGGCGGATAGATGCTATTCCGTGGAGCGAAAGTAACCCTGAAGCATTCGCTGGCTTACACAATCAAGGGAACAGAATACTTATCATATTCGATGAGGCATCAGCTATTTCCGATAAGATATGGGAAGTAACAGAGGGTGCTTTAACGGATAAGGAAACAGAAATCATATGGTGTGTGTTTGGTAACCCTACACGTAATAGTGGAAGATTTAGAGAGTGTTTCAGAAAACATCGTAACTATTGGACTACATATCAGATTGATAGTAGAACAGTTAAGATTTCAAACAAAGCTAAATTGCAAGAATGGGTTGATATTCATGGTGAGGATAGCGACTTTGTAAAGGTGCGTGTTAGAGGTTTATTCCCTAGTGCATCCGATACGCAATTTATATCCGCAGAAATAGCAGACGAGGCACAGAAACGAGTATACAAAGTTGGACAGTTTAACAACTTACCAACAATCATTGGTGTTGACCCTGCATGGACTGGCGGTGATACGTTAGAAATCGTAATGCGTAATGGCTACTCTGTGAAGTGCCTAGCAACTATTGAAAAGAATGATGATGATATGCGAATGGCTAACCTCATTGCCCAATTTGAAGATGAATATAAAGCTGATGCAGTATTTATCGACCAAGGCTACGGAACTGGCATTTATAGTATCGGTAAATCAATGGGTAGGAAATGGCGGTTAGTTGCCTTTGGTGGTAAAGCACCTAATGATATGTATCTCAATATGCGTGCATATATGTGGGGCGAAATGAAAGACTGGCTAAAAGAGGGCGGTTCTATTCCGCCTAATGACCAAGGGTTATATGACGATTTAACGAGTCCAGAGGCACTCATTGATAAGAATGGGCGAATACAACTTGAAAGTAAGAAAGACATGAAAGAACGAGGGTTACCGTCTCCGAATAAAGGCGATGCGTTAGCCTTGACCTTTGCATTCAAGGTCAATAAAAAAGTGAATGTAGGGAGTAGGGTTCATGCTAATACTGAGTATGATCCATTTAAAAAAAGATAAGGGGTGATTAAATGTGCATGAAAAATAAGATGCCGAACACACCAATGCCTGCACCAGCACCGACTGTACAAACAGATGATGCTACAAAGGTTACTGGTGAAGAGTGGTTTTCTAAAAAGAAAAAGAATAAAAAAGGCTTTGATAGCACAATTCTTTCTACCGCACCAGCTGGCACTAAGAACACATTAGGGGGTTAAAGATGCAAGGTACTATTTTATCAACGCTTGCTAGACAACCAACTAATACAGAGCCTAAAAAACGTGATTACACGAAGATTAAGGCGAAGTTTAAAGCAATGTTCGATAATCGTCAAAAGTACATTTCTAGGTGGAAAGATATTAGAGATTATCAACTACCTTTTCTAGGTGTGTTTGACGATGAACAAGACCAATCGAAAGTCTACACCGATAAGATTAATAATGGTGTAGCATGGGAAAGTTGCCAAATCTTTGCTAGTGGTGTGATGAGTGGCATGACACCGCCTAGTAGAAAGTGGTTTAAACTCACGTTAGAGAATGCTGAGTTAGCTGCTAATAGTAAGGTTGCTGAAGTATTAGATGATAGAGAACAGATATTGTATGCAGTATTTGCTAAGTCTAATTTCTACAATACAGTACATCAAACCTATATGGAACTGCCGTTTGGTCAAGCGCTTATGTCAATCATGCCTGATGCCAAAGTAGGTGTGAGGTTTACATCATATCCTATTGGAACATACGCATTAGAGTGTGGCAGTAATGGTGATGTAAATACATTTGGTCGCAAGTATCGAATGACGGCTGACCAGTTGGTGGAAGAATTTGGTTATAATGCTTGCCCTGATAAAGTTAAACGTGCTTATGATGAGGGTAAAGGTAATGCAAGTACATTTATTGTTTGTTGGTTAGTAATGCCTAACAAAGAACGTAATGGAAAGCTAGGCAATAAAAATATGCCTTATTCCTCTATCTACTGGGTAGAGGGTAGTAACACAGATGAAGTGCTAAGACATAGTGGCTTTGAAGAATGGGCGATACCTATTGCAAGACACACTACACATGATCTAAGCGGTTATGGTAAAGGGTGTGCATGGTTCGCACAATCAGATGCACAGATGTTACAACTACTTGAAAAAGACTTAGTAACGGCTATTGAATTAGGCATTAAACCACCTATGAGTGCTACATCTGATGTAATCGGTAGTGTAAATCTATTTCCGGGCGGTGTAACGGAAGTAGATACAGGTGGTAAGGTTGAACCGATATTTAATGTAGGAATTGATGTTGCAAACGTACAAGCTAAGATACAATTCGTATCTGAAAGTATAAAACGTGCTTATAGCGCTGACTTATTCTTAATGCTAGACAACCTAGATGCTGGACAAATGACCGCACGTGAGGTTATGGAACGTACACAAGAAAAGATGCAGCAGTTAGGTCCTGTAGTTGAACGCTTACAAAGTGAGTTTTTAAACCCTATCATTGAACGTACTTATGGCATCTTGGATAGGGCTGGAATATTCCCTCCGATTGACGATGAAGTAGCGGAAATGTTAAATGGCTTAGATGTTAAGATTGAATACATCTCACCTCTAGCGCAAGCACAGAAAATGTCATCCTTGGTTAATATTGAACAGTACTATGCATTCATTATGTCATTAGCACAGGGCAATGCTAACATCGTTCAGAAATTCAACTTTGAAGAGGCGGCGGACATTTATGGTGTAAACCTTGGTGTACCAGCTAGGGTTATTCGTTCTAATGATGAGTACAAACAAATCATGGAACAACAACAACAAGCACAACAAGAGCAAGAAGAACAAGCACAAGCAATGCAAATGGCACAACTAGCACCTCAAATGGCTGGAGCAGCTAAACAAGCAACAGATGCAGCCAATGACGGAAACCCAGTAATGCAACAATTAATGGGTATGGGTGTGTAGATGAGTAAAACAAAACAAGATTATATTCGTGATCGTGATATTGATGCACTTAACCACGTACTTAGTACAGAACTAGGTAGGTGGTTTTTTTGTAGGCTTTTAGACAATACGGACATTCTAAAGCGTTCGTTTACTGGTAATTCAGAAACCTTTTTTAACGAGGGGAAAAGAAGTGTAGGTCTAAAGTATATGCAAATGCTTGGTGCTATCGGTGATGGTGTTGAGGGTGTACTCAAATACCACCAAGCACAACTGGAATATATCAATCAACAAAAACTATTTAAAAATTTAGAGGAAAAAGGTGAATGACTATGGCAGAAGATTTAACGCAAGGCACGAATGATAACACAACGAGTGCAGATAGTAGTACACCTACTACGGATGCTAACACGAATACCCAAGACACAATCTTAGGCGGTGGTAGTGCTGACACAAGCGGCAACCAAGAACCACCTACAGAACCTACTGTGTATGACTTTACACAAGCCTTTGATAGTGGCGAAGTAGACCAAACAATCGCAGCTGACTTTTCTAAGCTACTCAATAGCGTAGGTGCTACGCAAGACCAAGCAGTCGAGATGGCTAAGTTTGGTAACAAGTACGCTACTGACCTTGTAACTGCTTATGAAGAGAAAAGACAAGATGCTTTGATTGAACAGTATAAAGGTTACGCAGAGCACACAAAAGAGGTATTAGGGAATAAATACGAGGAAACAGTTGGTAAGGCTGCAACTGGTGTTGAAGTTGTAGAAAAGGCTATTCCTAATATCCGTGAGTTGCTAGCAGAAAATGGCTTAGGTAATCGTGTAGAAATTATCCAACTATTCGCACAGATTGCTGGTATGGCTGGTGAAGATAATAACGCTGGTAGCGGTCAACCAACTGGTGGTACACAGTCAGAAGATGCAATCAGAAGAAACTTATATCCGAGTATGTTCAAATAAAAGGAGAAAATAATTTATGGCTACAATCGGAACACAAAACCCTACTTTAATTGATTTGCAAAAGCGCATGGATCCTAACGGAAAAGTTGCGCAAATCATCGAACAATTAAACCAATCTAACGAAATCATTCAAGATATGACAATGATTGAATGTAATGATGGTACATCTAACAAAACAACTGTACGTACTGGCTTACCTGATGCTACATGGCGTATGCTTTATGGCGGTGTACAACCTAGCAAATCTACTACAAAACAAATTACCGACACTTGCGGTATGTTAGAGGCTTACTCCGAAGTAGATAAAGATTTGGTTAAACTTTCCAATGACCCTGTGGCATTCCGTGCTACAGAAGATAGTGCGTTTGTAGAGGCTATGGGTCAAGAAATCGCACGCACACTCTTCTATGGTGATGAAACAACACCTGAAAAGTTTGTTGGTTTGTCCGCACGTTTCAATACATTAGACCCTAAGAAAGCTGAAAGCGCTAAAAACATTATCGATGCTGGCGGTACTGCTAACCTTGCATCTATGTGGCTTGTAGGTTGGAGTCCACTTACAGTACATGGCATCTATCCACGTGGTAGTGAGGCTGGCTTACAACAAGAAGATTTGGGCGAAGTAACAATCACTAAGGCTGATGGTTCTATGTTCCAAGGTTACCGCACTCACTTCAAACAAAACATTGGTTTAGCGGTTCGTGATTGGCGCTATGTAGTACGTATCGCTAATATCGATATGAAAGCTATTAAAGAAGATATTTCCGCAGGACCTAACTTAATTAACTTGATGATCCGTGCAGAAGAAAAAATGCAATCTCTTACTGGCTGCCGTCCTG